AAGCGGTAGGATTCGAACCTACGCCCAGTTTCCCAGCTCTCTGTTTTCAAGACAGTTCCCTTTGACCTCTTGGGTACGCTTCCATGCGACAAGGTGTGTTGCTTCACCTTGTCAGATTTGTGGAGGTGTCATGCCACTAGGCATGACCACAAGGAAGAAAGCCAATTCTTTTTTTGCGGAAACGCTTAGAAGTATTCTCGCTTGATAGAATGGAACTCGCAAATGCTTATTCGTTGGCTACAATAATTATAACATATGATTATACCGTAAATCTTCTACGGTTTTTCTAAATATTTACAGTATATTCTGAAAGTGATTTATTCCTATATGTTGCTTCTTAACTTAGTACACAATAAAACAGCCCAGTTATTCTTGGGCTGTTTTATGTCTTTATTAAATTTACCCCCTTTGGGGTTAGAAACTGCTATAGTTACTACTTCTACTGGATTGTATTTAAATACTTAATACATTTTTCTTCGCTGTCAAACTCTATTTCGCTAGGCGTTCCAGTTCGATTATCGAAGGCAATATATTTATCATTATCTTCGCAGAAAAATAGTCCCATTTGGTTATTATTATTTCGGATCGCCTCTAGCTCGCTCGGTACAACGCGAATATATCCTACTTTTTTTAGTTCCATGGCATATCCCAGACAAGCCATCATTTCTAAAAACTTCTTAACCGTTACATCCTTTTGCAATACAAATCTCTGCCTGCACGCTTGACGGGTTAACCCACTACGTCTTGCCAGTACTGATAAACCGACTTTTTCTTTCTCCATGTATTGCTGCACAATTTCTGTTCCTGTTTTCATAATAAATCCTCCTGTTAAAATCATATCATTTATTTCCCCTTTCCGTCAACTAATCGCTTTACACGTGACAGTCAAACACCGCTACGATTTCATACCACCTGTTTGGCTCTGCCAACTTTTTGATCCATTCCTTAAACGTCATCGGTTGCTCTCCAGTGCAAACCACTAACTCTTCCGAAATTGGTCGCACCATGCCATATAAATACCCTCGACACATTCCACATTTAATATCGTGCATGTTTTTCCCGCTCATAAAGAATAGTTTTTTGGTAGTCATGGTTATTCCTACGTCGGAATCCATGATTCGCCACATAAAGTTTACGATTGGTTTCCAGTCGCATTTCTCGCAATAATCGTATACATCATTATCAATACCTCGTACAATCTCATCACATTCTTCTGTAAGGGGATGGTTTTGGCACCCTTTGTGCCATGCCTCAATCTGATACATGTACTGATGTGCCATGTTTTTCCCTCCGTTCTAGCTCCGCTTCGATTCTTTCTTTAATGTCAGTTCGAGACATGGCATTAAACGTCTCAAATGAGACAATATCAGAGGGTGGTTCTTTGTATACGAATTTAGTATCCGCAGTAACAAACGAACTTGTGATTTTGTCGGCTTTAGGATCGTATTCAATAACGACCTTGAAACTCTCTAATCTACCGCCACTGTTGCCATACGACAAACAATGCGTATCGAAACTGGCAGCTCTAATGCCTTTGTACTTCCTCATTTTTTAGCTCCTTTAATTTCAATAGCAAGAAACGGGGCAACTGAATTAGCTGACAATGGGGTTACTTTTGCAATCTTTAAATCGTGCCATTCCCTAAATTTTGAAAACGGCAAATTCTCAAGGTTTCCATCATATAACGGATCTTCACCGCTGTATTCGTTCCGGCAAATTGTAACCCACACGTCCATGTCAAGAACGTTTAATAACTGGCTAAAATACATTATGCAAACACCTGCTTTCCAAAAATTCCATACTGCACAATTAAGTCAGCAATATAAGCATCAATATCCCCGGTATAAAGGCAATGTGAAGCCTTTAACATGAGTAACGTATTTTCGGCATTCACATAATATGCATCTTTATTTTCAAATCCGTAGTTCGAGAGGTCTAAATTGCTCGACTCAATCAGGTAAGCAATTCCACGAAGCATCTTAAATTTATTAAGTTGGTACTGCTTTCCATCCAAATCTTTCAAAATGAGTGTTCCACCTTTTACTATGTGTTCCTCCGTAAAATACCCTTCCCAGTGTCCATCTTTGGGATAAACATCTTTACACCAGTATGCTATTCCATTAAAAGCACTGCAAAGTATATCTTCTAAATCATTATCAGTTACAAGAAGTTCCGTGACAATACCATTCAATTCCAATTCAATAAGCGACGCAGGATTAAAGTCTACCGCCGTTAATATCTCCCGTCTAATGCGCCATTTGATTCTATTCATTTCCTTCCCTCCACTTAAAGCAAGTCTCTAAATTGCTATATCCAATCAAAAGGCATCCTTCGCCCCCTCCGTCCTCTACAATTCCTTCTAAATTGAATTTCTTGACATCGCTCCATAATTCATCTAACAAATTAGAAATTGGCTTTTGAAATTGACTTTCTAATTCTTCGATCTCATCAGATTCAACAAATGCCATTCCAGTCTCGTTTTCAACTGACCGCCAAAACATCTCTTGAAGTAACGGACACGCCCTATTTATATCAGGAATTTTTCTCGTTGGCGGTAACTGAAATGAGTTATGGATTATTATTTGGGTTTCAAACTCATTTGGATTTCCTTTGTACTCACCTGGATCGAGGCAAATAATTCTCTGATATCCTTGATTCGAAATACCAGCGAACACATTCGCATCATCTTCTACGACCCAATTCACCTTTACGTCGCCATAGATCATTTTTTGCTCCTTTCAAAATTAGCAAGTTCTAATCAGTCCGCCAAATAGCGGCTTTACTCTGATGTATCCACTTTCTGATGACAGGTCATCAGTTTTATTCCACACATACACCCACGGTTCTCTGTTAGCCACTTCTCTTCTTTCCCCTTCCCAATCAAGCGGATTTGCCGACACATACAACATCGTCAAGCATTCTCCAAACTCGAAGTGATTCAGGATACATGTGTACACCATGTTCCCAGTCTTTTCTTCAAAGGCTTTTACAGCCTCTTTTTCTTCGTCGTTGAGCCAGTACAATGCGCCGTATCCCTCCGACTTATTCAACACACGGTCTTTCTTTCGGAAATCGCGAATTGCGTTTCCATAGATTTTTAACATCTTCATTCTTACAATAGCTTCGTTTTTCATTTCCTGTTCTGTCATCTTAATAAACCTCTCTATTCTTAATTATTGCTTCTGCAATCGCTTTCGCTTTCTTTAATGATTCAGCTTCAAGCAGCCAATCCCCATTTGGGGAAGTGCCGTTCCACTTCCCATTAACCCTTCGAAGGATAACTAAATCATTTTCGCTATAATATGTCCCACCCCGTCCAATCCACCTCATTTATTTTTCCTCCATCACTGCATTGTCTACTAAACCTTTAAGAGCTGCCAACTTTCTTGTATTCAACAGATTTGCTACTTCATCCATTGTTAAAAGGTCGTATCCGACAAGTGTTTCGAGTCCTTTGATTACACCATCCATTCTCATTACCATAGCGGTAAGGTGCAGTTTAGTTTCGTAATAACTAACCTCATTCATATCATGTTTATGTTCATCAAGATAGATTTCGGCTTTTGTTACCGCGTTTATATTCGCCATAATCTTTCTTGCTTTTTCTTTTGCCCCTTCCTTTTGCGTATCCTTAATTACTTCTTTAAAAGCGGCTTCACACTGCTTTTCAGCTTCTCCTTTCGTGATAATTTCGGTCTTTGTAAATGCCTCTACGTAGTTGCTTGCGACGAACGATTTCATCTTTGCGATAATCTCGCTTTCGTTTTGTGCCTTACTCATATACATGTCGTAATAAGCATTGTATACGGTTTCCAGTGCGTTTTCTTTTACTTCTTTTACTTCTTCTACTTCCATTTTGTTTCCTCCTGTTATTTACTAA